CTTTGCATTATCAACTCTTGGAGGAGCCGCAATGGAGAGTTGAACGGAAGTTCCAGCATATCCAGAACCACCATCAACAATATCAAATGTAAGAGTAGAGTTGCTACCAACAATTGCTGTGATTGAAGCACCAACATTTTCTGTTGGATCAATGATAATAACGTCTGTAGTAACTACAGTTGCATTTGGAGCTCCATCAGCATATTCTTCATACTGGAAGAATCTTGCGTTATCGACAAATACTTCAGTTGCTCCTTCAGACAAGTCACCAATCAATCGAGCAACGGGATAAATTTGACCCTCAAGAGCATCTCTTGTTTTGTCAATAATCTCTGTATTGATAATCTTATCAGACTTTTGCTTTCTCCAATCAAGAGGACGATAGATTGTCTCGTTGATTCCCTGGTTAACATAGATGTTTGTAGACATCTTGTCTGCAGATGCAATCTCTTGAACAAGTCTAGAGTCTTGAGTGATTGTTCCATCATTTTGACCCAGTTTTCTTAGAGTTACAGTATCACCAGCTTTGATGGTTTCTGCCTGAGCAGTCTGGAAACTATCAGTTCCGCTAGTTCCTCTATAGAAGAAGATTTCAATATCAGACTCTGGAGAAGGAGCTTGAGTGAATGCAAAACTTGTTCCACCATCAAACTCATAAGCAACTTGGGGAACTTGGATAACCCCATCGACAAAGATCAACAGAACGTTTGCCAAATCAATTGCTGCCGAAGAAGCAAGAGATTCATCTTTCTGGAAACTCAAGAGTTGTGAATTTTGCTTGAGTGGGAATCTTCTTCTTTGTCCATCTTGAAGATCTTTGATGGAATCGATATAATCAATTTGACCAAATTGCCATGCGGAGAAACTATCGTTGTAAACTGCCTCTACGGTAAGTTCAAAGTCTCTGAATGTTGAACCAGCCCCAACTGCTGTAACCAGACCAACTGGTCTGAATACATCGCCTCTTCTAAATCCATAACCGGGATTTTCGAGAACAAAACCATTTACAAAATGATAGTCATCATCGACAGTCGTTGTTCCTGCACCAACATCCAGTGTAATTCTGCATCCTAATCCAGTATCAGTTGTAGATCCGATTCCAATTCTGGAAATACCCTCAATAGTCAAGTTAGAATATGTTGGATCGGGAATAATAACAGCAGGACTGTTGTATCCAACACCAGGATTATCAATGCTCAGTGTCAAAGTTCCACCAGCACCAACAGTTGCGCTGATTACCGCACCATATCCAGTTGTTCCACCAGCACCAGTACCAAGATCTGTAATAGCAACAGAAACAGGGCCTCTATATCCAGAACCATTGTTAAGATTTACGTTATGTTGGTAAATGGTTCCTCCAGTTACATAATCATGACCAATTGTGCTAATTCCAATATCTGCTGAGAAGATTGTTGTTGATCCAACTCCAACTACTTCGAATACATGACCTCTTGTTCCATCTGGGAAGATTGTTGTTGTTACACCTGCATGAGCAGCAGCACATGCAAACTCAAGTCCAATCATATAGACTTGCTGTCCAGTTCCAGTTAATCCATGAGGTGTGGTAGTTGTAACTTCCATAATACCAGTGGTATTATTATAAGAAGCAGTACTAATGGAAAGAGCAGTTCTACCTAAAGTAGTTCCGAACCCAACCAAACTTGCGATTGTACCACCAACGCCAGTAATAGCTCTATACTGAGCCCCAACAAGAGGAGCAATACCAATACCACCAGTGCTACCTAAGGAAACAATGATACCACCTCTAGGAAGTTCATTGTTATTGACATCAGTCTCTGAAATATATGGAGATCCATCAACAAGTCTTACACCATTGAATACCGCACTAGTTACTCCTGCAACAGAAGAGTCGAGAGCATATGACTTACCAGAGTTGTTAAGAGTTGTTGGAGCCTGGAATATTCCATTCAAGAACAGAACACTACCACCAGTCTCAAATCCAACTGGGTTGTCATCATCTGTACGCAAAGTGAATGTTTTTGCTACACCACTAAACTGGTTTGATACATCAACAAACAGAGCATTATTTGTGTAATCTTGTCTCAGATATACACGTCCACCAAATGTTGCGTTTGCAACCGAAAGGTTTCTTTCATCGGTAACTTCTTCAGAACCAGTTCCAGAAGGAGCATTGGTAAAGTGAATTTTGTTTCTTACGATATTGTAAGAACCTCTATACACCTTAGCGGTATCTCCATCAGATTTTGCAGATGCTGATGTTCCAACGGCTCCTCTAGTTACATTTACAACCGTAAATGTACCAATTCCAGAAATATTACCAGAACTAGTTCCAAGACCAACGTTGTTAATGGTCATGTACTCGGAACCAACCTTGAGAATATCTCCAGGTTTCATGGAAGTGATTCCACTCAGAGCGAACGAAGTTATAGCAACACCGATAGACTCTCTAAGTTCGTAGGTTAAATCTGCAAAGGCAATTGGAGCTTGATTAATACCATCAAGAGTGATCAGAGATTTCTCAAGTTTCTTGGTAGTATCAAGAACGTGAGCGTTTCCAGATCCGACTGAGGTATATGTCATACCAATGCCAGCAATGGCAAAGTCTTTCTTAGTTGCTAGTTTGAATGTATCCTCTGTCAGTTTAATCGCATAGACAGTGGTTGGAATAACATCTGTAGTAATTCCAGATCTAAAGGTTTGTCGAATTGTTGTTGCAGCACCAGCAATCGAGATAGTAACAGATGGAGCCAAAGAAGTTGAATAATATGCACTTCCAACTCCAGTGGGAACATTATTCGCGACGGTAATGGAGTTAATTCCAATTGCTGTGATTGTACCAAAACCAGTATAATCGGTATTTGAAACAATAGTCTCATTAAGAGCAAATATAGAGGTATTACCAACACCAGTAAGAACTTTTGTTCCGTTACTGGTTGCAACGAAGAATTTAGCACTAGATCCAATACTTACGATTGTTGCACCAGCAGCAACTCCAGGGCCAATGATTTCCTGAGATACTGCCATTCCACTAGTTGTCGTTAATCCAGTGATTGTGGTAAATCCAACCAAAAGATCGCCAACTCCACTTCCACCACCAGACAAAGTAGATCCGATAGAAAGAGATACGGAGGATACTCCAATAACTGTACTTTCTGGTGTGTAAAGCAATTCTTGACCAGTAACAAAGAAGTGATTCTTGATAGTAAAGACACCAGTACTTGTATCCAGTGTGGAAGTCTTTGCGGGGTTAAAAGTCTGAGCATAGATGGGATAACCATCGGTAGTCAGTTCGAAATCTAATTGGTCTCCCTGTCCATTGAAGAAATCCTCACTGTAAGATTCAATATTTCTACCAAACTTGATATCAGGAATCTCATCAGCATTAGCATCCAGATCCTTATAGAAGACCTCATGATACGCAGTGATAGTAGCAACACCTTGATGTGCATCTGGGTAGAACATCAAGTTGAAGTCACTTCCACTGAACTTAGTACCAAAGGTTCCAAGTCCAACAGAGTCTCCAATTGTCAATTGAGGATATTCGGTAAGATCAGATCTACCTCTGTTTCCATCAGCCGAGAAAATTACCTGAGAAACATTAACACTGTTTCCAATGGCAACTCTTACAATCGACTTAACTGCAAGATCAGTATCAGTTGCAAATCCAACTGCCGTTACTGCATATCCAGCACCAGTGATTGTATCAGTAGTTCCACTGCTTTCATAACGAGCAGATCTCTCTGATCCAGATTGCTGAATGTCAAGTTTGAATGGTTGAGTTCCAACTCCAGCAAAAGAAGTTTTATTCAATCCTACAATTCTAACTCTAGCAATGATATTTTCACTGCCATTGTTTGTATAGTCTAATTTTAATCTGCCAGAATCAATGTACGATCTGAAGGTTCCGATGAAAGATGTGCTGATTCCACCTTCACTATAACTTGTATCATACCCAAATTCGGCCAAATATGTGTCGGTTCCATTGTGATCAACAACAACTTCGTGATAGTTGCCAAATTGATCGGATGGTCTTGTGATTGCAACGTGTGCTGTAAAACCATCTAGATCGGTTGCATTGCCGTTGAAAAGCGTTAAGGTTGTACCGATACCTACGGAGGTTGTAAGACCTGTTACAGAGGCAATACCAACGTCTAGAGTAGATACTCCGCCCACATTAGAATCAAAGAATTGGCGTACAACTTTGAAGTTGTAATTAATTCCATCTCTGACTGGTTCGGCCTTAACGTTTATGACACCAGCATCAGTGAGTTCTGTAAAGTAATTGATTACATCATCATCACCACTTCTGGTATCGGACTTCTGAAGGACAAAAACTCCCTTTGCCGTATTAAGTAAAACTAATTCACTTAATTGATATTCGAAGGGATTGAGTACATCCTTACCGAGAACGAGTAATCTTTGGAAAGGAATAGTTGTTGGATACGAAACGATTGTTTGAGACGTTCTGGTATTGAGTTCTTTGCTTGAGAACTCGCGTGAAATATCGTCAATGAGCAGAACTCTGTTGCTCAAACACTTGATGAACGAAGATAACTTCTTGTTTTGAAGTGTAATGGAAGGAGATACATTAGAAACAACATCAATATCAGCAGCAAGATCAAAGTTATTGATTTGATCTGCTCTTCCTTCAAAAACATAATCAATAAGAATTCCGCTAGCAGAAGTTGATGTACTTACACCAGCAGTTGCAGCCGCAGATACTGGAGACTTAATCTCCATGTCAGCAAAGTTCTTCATTCCACTAGAATGAAGGAGTCTATTCATTGGGCCAACTACAGTGTTCCACTCAAGAGGAGTTTGTACTGTGTAAGACAGGTTCTGATAATAGTTGTTGTCGGGAATAACAGAAATGTCACTATTGGTAAATCCAATCTGATCAGACCAACCGTAAGATTGCTGAACGTCATGTCTAACTTTAAAAGTGCTTTCGTAATCTTCAAGAACAAGAATTGTTGCTACAAATCCATCTTGAACGCCCTTAACTTTATCACCTACTTTAAGTTTGTAAGATCCCTTAACTTTGAGAATGTCGCCCTGAGATTTAACAACGACAAGATCAGTATCGAAGAATTCAGCACCAGTGCTAACCTGAAGTTTTTCATTGATTAAGAATTCTTCTCTAGTCAAAGAGATATTGAAGACAGGATAATCTTCGAATTTAACAAGAGATGCGGTGCTATTCGTATTTGTTACTGCAGCACCAACCTCTTGAGTAGCAATTCCAACAAGGCTATATGTTACAGTTACTGGGTTTACAGAAGCATTTACATTTTGAACTTCAAAGAATCTGAATCCATGATCTTTGGAGTTATGACCATCATAATCGCCATCAAAGTAAAGAGATATGCCATCGACAAAAATTTTATCTCCAATAGCTACTGGCGCAGTAGTAAATCCAAGTACAGGAGTTTGAATAGTTACTGTAACGATACCAGAAGCAATACTATCAACACTTGTGATAACAACACCATTACTATTTGAAAGGGTGTATAAAGTATGTGCTACTCCAGCCAAACCTGTTGGTTGCTTAAGAACTTGAATCGAATCAATCGAGTTCTCGTTCATTGTTGCAGAATATGCACCATTTCCAACATCTTCTCCAGTTTCACTATTGACTAAAGCAAACTGTGGTGGATTTGTGTAATTCTTACCACCAGATGTGACAATGATATCACCATCTTTGATAGTGTAATTATCCGAAACTTGAGTCCAAGAAGGGATAAGTGCAGCTGCTGTTAATGTCTTGTCACTGGGATATTCGAAACCAGCGTTGACAACTCTTGTACTCTGTACTTTTCCGATAGTCTTAGAACTTGCCTCTAAGATAGCATTAATACCAGTAGAAGTAGAACCAACTCCTACAAAGTCTGGTCTGGACTTAAATCCAAATCCAGGAGAAACAATTCTGGCTTTTTCAATACCACCATTTGCAGTTCTTGATCTGGTTGTATATCTCAGTTCGGAGCAATCACCTTGAACATACTTCGTAGTCTCTGGTTGATCAATCAGAGAAACTGTGAAGGTGGTTGATCCAATTCCAGTAACTCTAAAAGTACCATTGTACTTGCTATCACTGTAACTAATTTCTGAATAAGAACTTACATCAGTATCAGAAGTTGAAAGATAACCAGACTTCTCTAAGTTGTAATATAATTTGGTTGGCCAAGCAGAACTGAATCCAACTGTAGCAATACCTGTAGATCCAAGAACACCAGTTTCTTGAATATCAAAAACAGAACTACTTCCAACAGAAACAACGGGATTGTTAAACTCTTTATCATAGAAGAATTTTAACTTATATCCTGTCAGTGTAGAATCTGACAAATTGAATACTAAGTTTCTATTTCTAATAACAGGAATTTGTGGATTGATAAGTCCAATCGTATGAGTTGCTCCAATTCCTGTAATGTTAGCGAGAACAGGAGGAACAGAGTTGAGATCAGTCTTTGTTTGAGCCAGACTGAAAGTATTTTCATCAATAGCGAAGATGAAATAAGATCCATTTACAAGACCTTCTGCTGGTTCTACGCCTTGATATACTACTTTATCGCCTGTCTTAAATCCATGAGAAGCAATCGTAATTCTTCCGCTAGATGTATTGATTCCCGTGGAGTTAAATCCAACGCTGTTAACTACAACACTATCTACAAGAGTATTGTACGAAAGAGAAACAGAAGAAGCAGCTCCAATACCAAAGTTACCCCTTGGTTTTACGAAGAATGATACAATGTCATTATTTTCAAGTACATGAGTAGATGCAGTTGCAACTGTAGTTTCAATCTTGCGAACAGTACCAGTTACATTTGAAAACTCAGAAACAAACTTATATTGATCGCTGTTTTGAGCTCCATCCAAGAAGAATAATTGCTCCCCAGCAAGGGATGTCTTCAGACCAATTAAATCCTTACTTACATTTACAACATAAACTGTTTTTGCTACCCCAGCTGCAGATGGTAAGTATTCTGTTGCTCCATAACCAGCTCTTACAACCAAAGGATTGCCAGTGGAAGGTGTTGTAAGAACTACACTTTGATTATTTGTGAATGGATGATTGGGGATGTAAATAGTTTGTGCTGGAACATCTCTCTGAGACGTTACACCAGACAGCGTATATGTCAGGGTTGCGCTGATACCGGAAGTAGTTGCGATACCAACCGTTTCTGAAGCATTGAAGAAAATAGTATCTTGCTTCTTAGATTCAAAGTCATCAGTCTCAAGACTGATTGTAAATTTATTTGGCAAGAAGGATACGGCAACTCCAGTGGTAGAAATTCCACCACCAGATCTTTGTACTCTCAGAAGATTTTGAATATCAATCTTATTGAGAACTTTGAATAGTTCAGCACCAATGCTTACGCTAGATCCAACGCTCACAAACGAAGGAATATTGGATACTTGAATATCAATTACATCTCCAGCAGATCCAGCATTGATTTGATCGACCAGAGAAGCCGTTGCACTAACAACTCCAACAACTTGCTTTCCAGCAAGTCCTTTTACGAACGTGCTGAGTCCAGAAACGACAATGGTATCACCAGTCTTAAGGTCATGATAAGTGCCGATTGTGCCCGTAATAGTCTGATTGCTTGTCTTTTCAAAAACAATACCGCTGTAGTCTCTATACTTGGTATTCAATTCGACAATGTTCTTTCCGCGAATTTCAGAAACAACGACATCAAGGCCTTCGCCACCACTCTTAACCTCATCAAAGAATAAAGAGTCATTTACCTTATAACGATCTCCAGGAGAAAGCACCTTGATCGATTCAACAACTCCAGAAGAAACTGTTTCGACAATTGCTTTTTGGGTTGCCAGTTCATAGGATTCTAAGATATAATCATTATCAGCCTTGGGTTCGCCAAGCAAATAAGGATATGTATTTCTGCTATAGTCTCCAGATTCAAAATCGAAGTTTGATTGATCTATCGAATCTCTTCCATACAGGTTCTCTATGATCGGAGTAGTTCTGTAAGATTGTCCGATGAAGTATGGATATTGAGGTTTTAAATTACCTGTAGTAATGTCAATCTCGGAAGTTGCAAAATATGCATAAACTCCATTGGGGAAATCGACGGTCTTACAGAACCTACCATTATGAGCGTCTAATTGACCAGATCCAGTGAACTGATAATCTTCAATGAAGAATCCATCATCAAATCCAACTGGACGATTCTCTACCAATCCAGTATTCAATGTATAACCAGAAGACAGTCTTACGATTCCAGAAGAACTATCTTCTGGATCGGAGTATCCATAAGAACCATAAATGGGATTTCCATCATAAGCCCATCCAATCAGAGGTGAGTGTACATTGACATCAGTGTCAAAGAATGCGGATCTCAGTGTATTGTTATATCCGAGAATGGAATACTCTAGTCCTTTGTTTACCTCGTTGCTGAACAAGAACTGTCCACCATAATCTTCAAATCTCTTGGTCTTGTTGATGGTGAGTTTTCTTACAGAAGTATTTGCAACAAGTCCACTTCCAACTGTTGATACTTTGATATTTGTTGTTGCTGGATCATATCCAATTCCACCACTTTGAATGATAATGCTAACGATAGATCCGCCACTTACAATGGCTCTAAGTTTTGCCCCAGTGCCAGATGTACTGATGACAGTCAGATCAGGTGCAGACTTATAATTCTTACCACCAGAAAGAATTTGAACCGAGATAATTTTTCCGTTAGAAACAATCGGATTTAACTGAGCCTCAGTTCCATTTACAACTGTTACTAAAGGTCTCTTATGGAAATCAACAATATCAGAACCGTAATCTGAACCACCTTCATACAAGAACAGCTGTTCAATGCTTCCACGGATGGATGGTGTTGCAGTAATTACACCAACTGTGTTTGCATATGCAACGTTGATCGAAACTGTTACGGAAGGATAATTAAACTCCTGATATCCAACACCAGTGGATGTAAAGTTTACAGGAATTCTTCTATCATAATTCGTCTTGATAGTTCCACCAACACCAGCATCGGAAAGTTGGAAATTATTAGTTTCAGAATTAAGGATATAATACTGATTGCTTATATTCAGTCCAGAAATGGAGGCTCCACCAGTAGCAGCATATGCAACTAACTCTCCATCCTTAAATCCATGATTTGCGAAAGTAATAGTATTCTTTGCAGTTGACACTCCAGTTGGATTTACTCTGAGTCTTCTGCTAGCAAAACCAGAACCAGGATTAATAACTCTGATTCCAGAAAGAGTCTTCTTCAGGTCAAAAGATCTGAATTTGTGAATACCACTCGTTCCTACGGTTGTAAAACCAATAGTGTTAATACCTGCATTGAGATCATTGACACTTTGATACAGATATACTGACTTGTTATTAATCTTTTGAATGAAGTAAGAACCTCCACTGTTCAGAGTCAGTCCAGTATCTTCATTACCACCTAAGAAAGTTCCAATACCCAGTGCAGGATTTCCGTTTCTATCATAAACAACCTGCTGGCCAGTTACGAAATTATGTTCATCCAGGAAAGTAATTGTTTCGGTTGAAGTACCAATACCACCACCGTAGACGCTATCAGCAGCATTAAATGCTACCTCTCGGTATCTGTTCTCAATGATTGGTTCTAACTGAGAGTTCTTTCCATTAGATCCACTTACGGATACAGAGAATACTTCTGTAATATCAAAAGTTTGTGGGTCTACAGACACACTCTTGATATTTCCCACAACGACTGGTTCAACAAGAGCCGTAGTTCCTGTAGAAACTGATGGATTTCCAATCAGCACTGTTGGTGGGTTTGTTACGTCATAATCACTTCCACCATTGAGGACGGAAACAGACTGTACAGGTCCGTAGTAGATAAACTCTTCAGATCTTGGGTTGAGAATCTCAACTCCATTACGCAACATACCAACTGGGCCTGGAGACGTTAAAGTCTTGTCACCAGACTGAAGATTTTGAGAAAGTGGGAATTTCTTAAGAAGAGCCTGTGGTTCAATCTGTTTATTTGCCTGAGATGCTAACGTAAAGACATGTGTTCCAGAACCGCTAGGTAAAGAAGCAAACTTAACGTAGTCTTGTGCATCAATAAAAGATCTTGCAACACATAATTTGATTTTCTTAGGATCTGGTTGTACCTCAACAAAGTAACGACCTTCTTCGATACCAGTAAATCCTTCAACCATTCCAAGAGTGGTTGATGCTGTTCCAACAGTGTAGATTACCTCATCACCAGTGATGAAAGGAACGTCGGTATCAAAAGCCAGAACAGAATAAAGATTATCAGAGTCTACTTCCTGAACGCCGTTAGAAGATGCAGATCCTTCAGAAAGAGTTTTGGAAATAATCGGAGCAGTGATCTCATATGATGGGAGAGAGTTACTCGCAACAAATCCAAAAGTATCATCATTCGAGATGTAGGTATTTTGAATATCAGAGATGACTACTTCTTCTCCATTTTTGATGATATTATCGGCCGATGTTGCTTTCTTTACAACACGACGAATATCATACTTTGTTGATGGATTTAACGAAGAAACAATGCTACCAGAAAGAGTGCAATCATTGGTTGCTGTTACAGCATTATCAATTGTAATTTGAGCCGTTCCTAGAACTGTATTGCTACCACGAGCAAGAATCTGAACCGTATCTCCAGTTCTAATCTGTACCCTATCAAGTTCTAAGGCAAGAGTAAATGCGGAACCAGTAAAACTTTCAATCTGAACCCTATTTGTTGGGTTGTATTCCCAAGAATTAAAGAAGGTTTGTTCGTAAGACTTAACTTCTGGGTTAAGAACTTTCTTACCAACGTACTTTACGTTGATCTCTTCTCCAATATCAGCGTTTTGGTATGTTGAAGGAATATTGAATTCATTCAGAACACCAGTTAATCTAAGTTCGACTCTATTGTCCGAAACACCATTTTCAAATCCATAAACTACCAGATCTTCTCTGATATCCTCAGATTCATCAATGCTCTGAGTGATGCCAGAAACGCCTAGGAACTGGTTTACAGTCTTATCGGTATAGGTTATAGTATTAACACCTACAATCGCTGTTCCAGAGGCAGGGAACCCAATTGTAGAGTCAACTGTGATGGTATCTGCACTGGTTCCATAAGTTCCGATTACTTTGGACTTACCAGGCTGTTTGTATGATCCAAAGAATCCAGATGGAGGATTATCATAACCATAGAAAAGAGAAATCTTATAGTATCTCTTATTTTGAATAGTAAATGCTTCAACTTCGGAGATTGGAGCACTCGCCGCACCAACACCAGTTGAAGAATTAGCGTCTTGGAATAAAGTTTGCCCAACCAACTTTTCTGGATCTCCAGAGATTAGGTCAGCAATTAAAGTAAGTCTGTTTTTATAGTTTGCCGCAGAAGGCTTGTTGAGGAATTGCTCAAGATCTACAACTTTGGCATTAACATCATAAAGTGCTCTGAAGAGAATTCTAAAGGAATCTGTCGTTCCTTTTGCTTCGTAGAATCCTCTAAGAGATTTGATAAAATTGTTTACATTAAGAGATTTCGTAAAGTCCTGATCTTCTAAACCAGGAGCAAAAGAAATCTTGAGTTTTCTGAAAAACTCTTTGAGGAATAATGTACTGAGGTTATGTGCAATAACACCAGACTCATGAGGAATGGCCGAACTAGTCGAAAATGTTAAAGATTCGGAGTCTGTTCCAGATCTGTAAGATGTAATACCGCTGAAACCACGAATACATCCAGTAAAACTATTAGTTGTTACACCAGTGTAACTAATAATCTCTGTACCAATTCCAATAAGGCCATACTCGTTTGGAAATCCCTTAGTGGTGTCAACAAAAATAGTGGTATCTGTAGTAGATACACTTTGAGTTACACCAACTCTACCTTCGAGAACTTCTGGAGTCAGATTGTCTAATTTGACATACTGATCAATATTTTCGAGCAGATCAACAGGTCCGCTTTGAAATTGTTGAGAAGTATAGTACTGTTTTAGAAAATCAACAAATAATGGAGACTCTGAAACGACGTACTCTGGGAGTTGTCCCTCGATCAGCTGGCTGATCTTGACCCGTTGATCAATTGCGGTCTCAATCATCTTACCTCGTTAATGTCCCGTCAACGTAATTTGGTGTTACTTGGAATCCAACTCCAGAAATCTGGTCTCCAGAGGAAATGGTGTCCTTCACCATATTTATTGTGCTATTTCCAACGTCAAAACTCAAATAGATATCCTTCAGACCAATGATATCATTAGAGAGAGGAACAGCTTGAATTTCAATTACACCATCGGGTTGTACAGTGTCCGTTATTGTAATTGAGTTGACTAAAATTTCACCTGTTTCGTAATTTACGATTCCAGCGTCTTTTCTAATGACCAAAACTTCATCGTTTGCTTGACGCACTACCGAGAGAACACCAGTCTTAAGATCTGCATTAGGAGTGTCTGTAAAATAGACAGTTTCTGCAACGCCAAGAATCTTAAATCCAGTGCTCTTGATGTTTCTGCCACTGGCCACTGCTCTAAATGCATTACCAAAGCACAATTCATACTGTGCTGTGCGATTCAGTTGAGATCTCATGTCTCTTCTGATGATCACTCTAGTAATGTTCGATGTAATTGCATCACTTGCACCATCAATTACAGATAGCACCTTACTATACTTAAATCTGCCACCAAATTTGTTTAAATCAATCGATTTCGAATACTGAGTGATACTATTCAGTGTTGTAGTCTTAAGATCTGATGCAGAAGTTACTTTACTTGCGTTGTAGTAAACATATGCATCAATCTCAACATAAAGAATTTTGAGATCGATGATCTTTTGGTTAATTCCAGCCAGTGAATACTGCTTTAGTTTGGAAAGAATCAATTGCTTGTTGAATTCGGAAACAAATGATCCATTTTTGGGTTTGATGCTGATAATGACGTTTCCATATTCAGGTGGATCCAGCTCTTCACCACCTACTACAGAAACAGACTCAGTGTCAGGGTAAATTGAGGAAATGATTGCTTCATAATCCCTCGTTGTAACCGCTCTGTATTGACTTGAGTAAAGTCTGGGAGCGAAATACTTGATAGACTCCAGATCTTCTACTTCAGCGCCTCCCTGGGCGCTTCTAGCGGCAACTACGGTAACTGTAGATGTGGGAATGATAGAAGCATCAGTTGCAGATCTTAAATCGGCAGATAAATCAAACTGAGAAGGACCATTTCCATCGGGGCCATCAGTTACAATGTAAGAACATGTAACAATTGTGTCATTTTCGAGTTTTTTGCCAAAAATTCCATCTCCAAAGAGAATTTCATACTTCTCATCCTGTACTTCCTGCAGGAGATAGATCTCAGAGTTGGCATTTACATTAAGAATGTTGTCAACAACTGTATATTCTCTTCCAGATCCAGATTCGGAAGGCCCTTTTACTCTAACTTTTAAGGTTGACGTGTCAATGTGTGGATTATTGAGAATAAATCTCTGATCGAGTGATCCATTGACTCTAAATGACTTAGTTAAGAACGTTCCCTGATAAACTTCAACATCAGTGAACAGTGCTACTCTAGCACCATTGTCATCTCCAGCTGGATTTGTCAAAGGAGACGTTGTTATAACGTCTGCTGGCACAGAAAACATGTACGATGTGTTATCGTAAGACCCAACACACACTAAACCTGCTTTCAGAGTACAAGTTCCACTGTCTCCGGTGAAAGGAATCGTAAAACTGACCGTTGTTTTTGCTGCCCGACGAGATCTGGGCAAATATCCAATGTTTCTAGCGAGAGAAACGACGTTTTCGCGTAAAGTTGCTGAATCCAAGAAGGATTCGTTAGCTACCATGTTGGCATTGAACGCCGAAATGTAGGTATTATATGCCAGAGTGTCAATTAAGACCGAAAAATTGGATCCTTCAAAGTCAAAATCCGTGAAATTGGAATTCGCACGGAGATAATCCTTGATGGATGCCTTAATTTGGTCAAAATCTAGGTTTGCAAACTTAGTGAGTGGCATTTTTTATCGCGTCGCTTCTAAAATGAAGGTAAATTCTTGTGCAGTAACAGATTGACCAACAATATCGAACTGAACTAACACTTCAAATTCGTTTTGATCTGGTCTTGGAGTCACAAGTACAGCAACATTGTCCACTCTAGGCTCATATGCATAGATTACTTCGTAAATTTGGGTCTCAATTGCTGATGCAGTACCATAGTCTACGAAGTCAAACAGCAGTCCTCTGATGTTTGTACCCAAATCTGACTGAAAGAACCTCTCTGATGGGATAGTTTCCACCAGATTTCTCACAGCACGACGAATTGCGTTCTCATTCTTAAGAATTTGAAGGTCCTTGGTCACCGGATGAGGCTTAAAGGACAAGCTAATATCTTTGAATGACTTACTTATCCTTGTTATAGCCATGAAAAAGACAAGAATCTGACTTATTTATGACGATTTTCCGTAACTGGGCTCTGTTCCATACTCCCAGTCGTCATAATCTTCGTCATTTCTGATCTCTTCATGTAGTAAAGTCTGCTTTTTGAGGTCATGTTTGCCCTCTCCAGCGATTTCTTGAAGGAATTGCTTCGAATCGTGTTCCATTTTAGCCTCCAAAGTTCTTTTTCTGTCACAGAACTTTTAAAAGGAGGTTGCTATCTCCACATTACTATTTAACGATCAATCTCTCTAAGTGAGTAATTGTCAGAATTTAAGTATTTTAGGATTTCTAGAGCGATCAACTTGGGATTTCCATCACCACAAGTGTAAACATCAACTGCTAAACACCCATTTTCCGGCCATGTGTGGCAAGAAACGTGACTTTCTGAAAGAGCAATGACGACTGTACACCCTTGGGGAATGAAACAATAAGAGAATACATTCAAAATTGTCATTTTTGCTCGATCAATTCCCGTAATCATGACTTCTTGAAGGTCACTTACGTTGTTAATGAGATCATAATCTACATCATACACCTCAAGAAGGAGGTGCTTCCCCATAGAAAAGCGTTCCAATTCAGTTGTCGAGCAAAAAATTTATTTAGACTGCTGAATTTTACTCAAAATTTCTGGATCCCACATGGAATAATAGTCAGTTTCACTCAAAAGTTTACGCATTTTTTCTAGATGATCCTTTTTTTGAATCAACATTAGATTGGCCTTACCAAAATTTGTCTGAATTCCTTCCAAGAACGTTGGTTCATCCATTCCATCTTCCAAAAATTCATAATCTGGATACATGGAATTGTATTGAATACGATAATCTCTTAGAACTTCAGACGTTAAGTATGGTTCGACAATAAAAATTGCGACATCCACACCCTCAATAGGGGAGATGCCGCAAATAGAATGTTCAATTATCTCGTAAGAAGCAGATTCTGCAAAGGGACAAACAGCGAAACCATTTAATTCAGGTCTCTTGAGTGAAATGTGATTGATCCATTGCAGAATCTCTTCGATCATTTTATTATTTTCCTTGACCTCTGTACTTCTTGCGAGCGCGATTCCGGGATGTAGCCGAGTAACGGGTGTTTTTTGAGTTACCCTGACAAGTCATTTTAGGCTTACCAGGTTGAAATTGAATGCTAGCGGTGCCGATTTTCGATTTAACAGCCATTAGTCCTCATAAGTGAAAATTTCATGCCGAAAGGAAGAAGGTGCGAACTTCGCCTCTTGAGTCATGTAGTACTCTTGGGCATAGAACTCCATTCTATCCATAAACTGATCCTTTGTCAAGGACTCATCTACGAGCGTTTCAGCGCCGCTTCCGGGGTCACGCTGGTAGATATTATAGAACTCCTCCTTGGGAGCAGTACGCTTCTTAATTTCCATGATCTTAAATAACGCGGGGTTTTTCGTGGCCAACGCGGATACGAGGATCACACCAGATCTCATAACCTGCTTCTTTGGCATCGAGACAGAACGACACGTCTTCTCCACACATATCCTGAACATCGCCAGATTCGAAGACTTGCATCTTCGGAGCGAACCAGGGATACTTCATCTCAGGATTCTCAAAGACTCCGTGCTTAATCATCAACCATCCGAAACCTGCATAGTCCACGGTGAATGGTTTGTGACGGTTCTTCATCGTCTCCAAGGTCTCGTGATTCATCACACCACCATTCTTGGCGAATGACTCTTCATCTAACCAATGAGCTACCGAGGTGGTCATGCCATCTTCGGTACAGTACCAACCACATGCAATGTCCTGATCCATCAGAACAAGTTGCCAGAACTTCTCAGTATTGAAAACAATATCAGAGTCAATCCAAAGTTGATAATCATACTTCAGTTTGCCATCCCAGGGAATCTGGTCAGGGCCACGCAGAACATTAGCACCAAGGCACTTACAACGTGCGAAGTTTACCATGGAACTATAATCTTGAGAGATCTGAATCTGAGCACCAGAATGAACCAGATCAAAACAGAGTTGAACAAAGTTCTTCAAGAACGTGTAAGAGACACCTCGACCGGGAAGACAGAACACAATGCTCTTGCCTTTTACCATCTCTCTTGCTTTATCATAATCCCATTCAGACTCTGATTTCCTGATGGGAGTCTTCGCTTTTACTGTAAATCCTTTCGCCATGAGTAATAGTGTACTTCAAATGAATTATAACCTATATTATGTAGTCTGTCAATATGAGTGCTCTTCTCTGTCTGGGACATTTTGAAGAACTTCGATCTCATAATGTTTGTTAAAAATTTCTTTTTTCTTGATTATCTCTTCCAGTTCATCGACATTAAGGTTATGAGCAATAACCGCATTGGCCTTGTCGTAGATGTGGAAGACTTGATCAGTCATGATCATCTTATCCCTCCTTCGAGATACTCTGCTATTATATCAGAAATCTTCGTATGTTTCTAGGTCGGTTACGATAAGTTCATTGCCGTCTAGAGAGACTACAACTTCTGTCCCATCGTACCATTCGAGCTCATTGACAACACTCTCAGGTAATTTAATCACATAACTTCCATCTATCGGATCAACCTCTACGACGGAAATTATGGGTCCGGAATTTTTTTGCATTCGTGGATCCCTTTTCCCATTTTCGTTTATATAGGTCTTTCGATAACTCACTCGATCTGGGTCGTTTATAGATTAGGGGAGTCAGCTGTTTTTAAACAACGCGGCGCGTATAATAAACACAAAAAAACGCGGCAACTGTCATAACAACTGCCGCGCTCTTAAGTATAACCTACATGTCCTTCCAGAGCATACTCATCTTCCGAAGATCAGGGGATGATGTAGCCTTGAATGAACGGGTGCTGAATGTAGCCCTACCAATGCCATCTCTGTGAACTGACTTACTCTTAACCCACGCAGGGCGAGCATAAGACTTAGCGGAGACTTGGATTGCCATGGTGATAATCAGAAGGAGTTCAGAAGGGATTGAGTTTCGGCAGAGATCTGCTCTTTGGGGTAATAGTCGTCATCCACAAGTGCAGCGACTAATTCATCCTCAGGAAAGTCAAAGATCTCAGCGGGAAGGTCAACGAACTCAGTGAACATTGGGGAAGGAAAGTGTAAAGGACAGGGAGGAAAGATCAGGCGAGGCGCATACCAGAGAAGAAAGGAATGTCGCCGCCTTCCTGTGCAACGAACCATTGAAAGTTCTTCTGAAAGACACACTCTCCAGGGATGCCGTGCTCACGGAGAATAGCATTCAGGCGGGACTTTGTGGTGTTGGATTGCCAGCCACCATCGAACAATTCGATCCAGGTTTCACCAATGCGAGCGATCAGATTACCATGGAGGAAGACATCAGTCACGTTCGAACATGTGATGACTTCAGTGTTAGCAAGTTTCCAATCTTTGCCAGCGGTGATAGCGGCGTTCATCAGGCGTTCGATCTTACGCATGGGATGGAAGCGGAGGAAAGGTGAGGGAGGGAGGCGTCCCCTCCACTCCTTTAAGATATCAAGCCCAGGGGGGCCTGTGGGGGTTTGGTGGACAGTTTCAGAATTGGGGCAGTTTGGCCACGGCCTCCTCCTCGTATCGGTCAGCATAACAGCCAGCATACCACCAGCCCTCGTGGGCTTGGATTTGGCCGGCATACACGCTCTGCACGTCCGTTTGAACGTGGCGGGGAACGTAACGCATCTCCCGGGTCTCAAGGTCAGAGGCGAGTGAGAAGATTGCCATGGGGTCGGGTCGTTTGCTTTGGTAGTCTACAGGCTGGGGGAGGGGGCTTGACTGCCCCCGTTACAATGGTTCACAGTTCGGCCATCATCTCATTCATCTCATCAGCATCGATCGCGACGCTATCCCAGCGGACCCCATCGCGGGTCTGAACCAGGTGGCGGCCGATCTGCCCATCGGTCATGCAGCGCACGAACTTCTCCCAGGGGGTCTCATTGTCGCCACAGTACTCTACACACGCCTTGGCGGTATTGTAGAGGAATTCATCGTTGCCGATCCACAGGGCGGCATTCCAGGTTTCGTAGGTTGCCCAGCCGTTGTACGTGGGGAGGGTTGCGGTCATGGTTCGTTTCGTTTGAACTGTGTTCAGTGTACAGGCCCCTGGTGGGGGATTTGGGGGGATGGTGGACAGTGCCTCGGGTGGCACAGCAGTTTGATTCAACCGCCACCGTACACATACTGTACAACACCAGCAGGAACGTTCACGCCTTCGATGACAGTGAACTCAGCATACTTATCGAACTCTTCAGCGTGATATTCGGTGAACTCCTTGATAAAGAACTCACGGCACTGTTCTTTAGACTCAGCAGCGATAACTGCCATGCCAGAGGTATAATCAGACAGAACGTTGTTGATG